CTTACTAGTGCTAAGAATCTAAATAAGAACATATTCTTCTATGATCTGTTCCCGATCAGCCTAACAGAGCTCAACTTTGAGTCAACCAATACTACCATCGAATATCTTGAGGCAACAGCCACGTTCCGTTATCGTAAGTATGAACTCGAAGAATAGATTACCCCTGTTTAACACATTCATTATATCTGACAACTGTTCTATTGTCAAGATCGTTGTTTGTTCTTGACAATTGGCTCTTATGGTGATACGATTAGAATATGAAATTAGAAGATATCTACGCTATGTGGGAAACTGACTCCAAGTATGACGATCTCAACTTGGATAAGGAGTCTCTCAACATCTCATCCCTTCACGCCAAGTATAATCGTCTGCTGAGCGAAACGCGCAGTCAGTTGCGTTCTGCTGTAATCAAGAAGAAGTCACACTACAGCACGCTGCGTGATTACTATCTTGGCAATCTTAACAACCCAGAAGATTTAGAACGCATTGGGCGTCAGCCATTCCTGAACAAAGTTCTCAAGAACGAAGTGCAAGGATATATCGACGCTGACGGTGAACTCGTTCGTATCGACGAACGCATCGCTCTGCTCGAAGAAAAGGTTGAAGTGATTGTAGAAATCATGAAGTGTATCCACAAGCGCGGATACGATATCAAGTCCGCCATTGAGTGGAGAAAGTTTACGAATGGATTCTGATCTAACGCTTACGAAAGTCAATGAGGCTATGCTTCGCGTTGAAGGCGATATGGGTATCGCGCGCGAGCTGTCTGAACATTTGACATTCGAAGTACCAGGTGCTAAGTTCTCACCCAAATATAAATCGCGCGTGTGGGATGGTAAGATCCGTTTGCTCAACTCACGCAACATGCAAGTCTATGCTGGTCTCGTGAATGAGATACAGAACTTCTGTGAAGAACGTGGATACAGCTTAGACATTGATCCAGAACTTGTTATGACTGAGGAGTTTTCCCTTGCAGAAGCAAAAGAGTTCGCAGAAACACTCAATCTTCCTTTCGTTGCTCATGATCATCAGCTTCGTGCTTTCGCTCTCGCTGTTCGTAACAGTCGCGGTATTCTTATCAGTCCTACTGCTTCTGGCAAGTCAATGATTGCATATCTCATCACGAGGTTTTATCATGATAGCTTTAAAAGTCGCACTCTTATTCTTGTGCCAACTATTTCTCTCGTTCATCAGCTACGTTCTGATTTTACCGATTATGGTTTTGACGTAGATGCTTTCGTTCACACCGTTTTTGGAGGACAGGATAAACTATCGAATAAAGCAGTTGTCATCTCAACATGGCAATCGGTTCACGAACTTCCTAAGTCGTATTTCGACGAATTTGATGTGATCATTGGTGACGAAGCGCATCTGTTCAAAGCGCAGTCGCTCACTAAGATTATGACTAACGCCACGAACGTGAAGTATCGTTTTGGTATGACGGGAACGCTGGACGGTAGTCAAGTCAACGAGCTTGTGCTGACAGGCTTGTTTGGTCAAACACATAAGATTATTGATACGAAGGAACTTATCGACAGTGGTAAGCTCGCATCAATCAAAGTCAAGTGTCTTGTTCTCAGTCATCCAATCGAAGATCGCAAGAAACTTAACGGCGGAACGTATCAAGATGAAGTTGAGCATATTATTTCGTTTGATCCTCGTAATAAGTTCATTCGTAATCTTGCTCTATCTCTTAAAGGCAACACACTGATCCTATATGCTTACGTCGAAAAACACGGACAAGTTCTTTATGAAATGATTAGTGATAAATGCGAAAATCGCAGAGTATTTTTTGTGCATGGTGGAGTTGATGGTGAGCGGCGAGAAGATATTCGTGGTATCGTTGAAGAAGAAAACGATGCAATCATCGTGGCTTCTTATGGAACGTTTTCTACAGGTATCAATATCAAGAATCTTCATAACGTTATCTTTGCGAGCCCAACGAAAAGCCGCATCCGCACGCTGCAATCTATCGGACGCGGACTTCGCATTTCAGACACAAAAGATAGCATGACGCTATTTGACATTGCTGATGATCTGAGCTATAATAAAAAGAAAAACTATACACTCAACCATCTCATTGAACGCGTGAAGATGTATAGTTCTGAGGGATTCCCTTACGAGCTACATAATATCAAGCTAAGGAGTGATAATGGAACAGGGCGAAGTTTATTTTCTGAAGATGAATAACGGCGAAGATTTACTCGTCCAGTTGCTTGGTGATGAAGAAGACTGCCTGTGGGTCACTCAGCCATATCGTGTCGAGCTTATGCCTTCTGTTGAATCAATGACAGTTACAACTTCCATCATGCGTTGGATTCCGTTCGAAAGTTTAATGGAAGAAAAGGTACGCATAGCTAAGACTAATATCTTGACATATCTGGTAGTTGATGATATAGTAGCAGATAAGTACCTCAATACAATCAGCGAACAAGCTAGAGAGCAACGCATCAAAGCTAGGGAGCGTCAAAGAGAATTACTCAGACACTACGCAGCTATTGCGAATACATCAGGATCTTTTCACTAATGAATAAAGTAATTAAACCAAAAGCAAAAAAGCATTACGTCAACAACAAAGACTTATATGCCGCGATGGTCGAGTATAAGAATCTCGTCAACGAAGCTAAGGACGCAGGTAAGCAAAGTCCTCGTATCCCACACTATATTGGCGAGTCGATTATGAAGATCGCTACTCATCTTGCGTATCGCCCCAACTTCGCCAACTATACGTTCCGCGAAGAGATGATTTCAGATGGTATTGAAAACTGCTTGCTGTATATCAATAACTTTGATCCGAGCAAGTCACAAAATCCATTTGCATACTTCACGCAAATTATCTACTTTGCTTTCATTCGGCGCATTCAGAAAGAGAAAAAGCATCTCTATACGAAGTATGCTGCTATCGAATACGCTAACATCATGGGTGAAACTTCCGAGTCGCAAGACGGTGATCGTAGCAACAACTACGATACAGATATCAAGTACGGCGAGTGGTCGAAGGAACAGATGGAAAAGTTCATGGGTGACTTTGAAGCCAGTAAGGGTATCAAACGTGGGAGCAAGAAAGCATCAGCATGAAGATTGCTTTGATTACTGATACGCATTGGGGTGTTCGTAACGATCAACTCGCGTTCCTTGACAATAACAAGAGATTCATTGATGAAGTATTCCTACCCTATCTCGACGCTCATAGCATTAGGACTGTTATCCACCTCGGTGATCTTGTTGATCGTCGTAAATTCCTTAACATCAACACAGCTAAACGTCTGCGTTCAGATTTTATACAACCACTTCACGCGCGAGGCATCCATGCCCATCTCATCATCGGAAATCACGACACATATTACAAGAATACGAATTCAGTCAACTCCATTCGAGAATTTTACGAACACGATTTCCACATCTATGAATCAGCAACAGAAGTAGAGTTTGACGGAGTTCCTATTCTTTTCATTCCGTGGATCTGCGATGACAATCGTGAAGAAACGCTCAATCTCTTAGGAACTACTAATGCTCAGATCGCTTTGGGACACTTGGAGCTCGCTGGCTTCGAAATGTATAGAGGGAGTCCTGTCAGCCACGGCGATGACCGCGTTCTTTTTAATAGGTTTGATTTGGTATGCTCTGGTCATTATCATCATCGTTCCACTTCTGGTAACATTCATTATCTTGGTAGTCATGCTGAGTTTACTTGGAGCGACTACGATGACCCTAAGGGATTCCATATCTTGGATACTGAAACTCGTGAACTGGCGTTTATAGAAAATCCGTTCAAGATGTTCCGTAAGGTTTGGTACAACGATAAGGACAAAACCTCGGAAGAAGTTATGGATCGTGACTTCAGCAAGTATGCGGGCGCTTATGTGAAGTTGATTGTATCAAACAAAGATAATCCATTTGTGTTTGATCTGTTCACTACAAAGCTGTATGAAGCCGCGCCACTCGAAGTAACTATCGTCGAAGATCATCGCAACATGGATACAATCGACGAGTCTGATCTACTGAACGAAGCCGAAGATACGCTCACTATCTTGTCAAAGTATATTGGCACGATTGAGTCTAATGTAGACAACAAAAAACTTGACAATTTGATGCGTTCATTATACAATGAAGCTCTTCAAATGGAAACAGAGTGATGGACTTCGTAGAAAACGAGATCTATGTTGATCGCGATGGTAACGAGTATAGGTATCTCTACAAGACTGGCGGAGTGACTGTATTCGAATCTAAAGATGACAAAAAAGTAGTTCAGCATTTTTCTGGACGCTATAGGTGGGATGACCAGGATCATCCTCGTGACATTATTGGAAAGAAATGATTCATTTCAAAAAAGTCCGTTGGAAAAACTTCCTTTCAACTGGTAATGCTTTCACAGAAATCGAACTCGACAAGAACGACACTACTCTCATCGTTGGTGAAAACGGTGCGGGTAAGTCGACGATGCTCGACGCGCTGTGCTTTGGTTTGTATGGTAAACCTTTCCGCAAGGTTAAGAAAGATCAGT